CCATCTGTGGTCCTGAGCAACTTCACTTCCTGCCAGTCATTCGGATGCGTCACATAGGCGCTTGGCATTGCCTGGCCAGTCACGCGCACCTTGGTCATTGCCTTGTAGATTGCGTCAGGTGTCGGGTCCACGCCTTTGGCCTGCGTCTGCACGCCTACGACATTGACGATACCCCTCAGATTCGGAGCCGTTCCATTGCCCACGAGGATCTGCGTATTGAGCCGCTGCTTGACCATGAACCCGAGGCGGTTCTCGAGGTAATCCTGCATTTGCGGAACATCCTCGAGCTGCTCATCAGTCACCGCGATCCACACCGCGATCTTCCGCACTGGTGACGTGCGCTCTGTCAGAGCCAGGTTGCCTTCAGGCTTTGCCGCACCTTCAGCAACTTCCACTGCCGCATTCGTGAACGTGGTTTCTTCCATGTAGACAAATGCGTTTTGGGTGATCTGAATCGTGGGAATGAGATCGGTAACTGCCGGCTGTGGCGTGGCATATGGAACGACTACGGTGCTCCGTACCACGGTGGGCACCCAGCCTGTGCTGGTTGTCAGCACCTTGAGGCTGGTATCAATGAAAACTGATTCGGATTCCTGGCCAGTTGCGTGATTCTTGAGGAAGTCCTGATATGCCTTGGACTGAACGAACTGCTCACCAATGCCCTTCTGTGGCTGTGCCGGTGCACTGCCGTGCGGGTTGCCGCCAAAGTTTGGCCGGTTGGGTTTCGAAAGCTCATCCTGCACGCTCTTGACTGCTACGGCCATCTGCTCAGTTTCGAGAGCCTCATCGCGTGCCTTGCCAATCTCTGAGATTTCCGCAGTACGAGCACGCACATCATCGAGCTGCTCAGGGGTGAAGTCGTAAACAGTCTTCCCATCCTGCTCAACCTTGTGGGCATCGAAAATCTTCTGACATTCTTCTGACTTTGCCAGGCGCAGCTGCTCGAGCTCACGCGCTGTCTTGCCTTTGTGACTCATTGCAAAACTCCTATTGCTTGATCTGGGTTTTGAGGAACTCCGCTAAAAGCCGTCGCGCATCGATGTCATCTGCCTTTGGTGAAGGCACAGCCAGGAGCCGGTCAAACAAATCTTTGCAGGCATTGATTTGCTGCCGTTTGGCTGCTGAGAGCTGGCGATGGTCCTTTGCGCGCAGGTCACGGAGCGATTCGAACCGATTGGCAAGCTGAGTCCCATAGGCAAGCATGGTGTCAACCTGGCTGGCTAACGTAGCAGGCACGTCAGATTTGATTGTTAGAAGTTCAGTTGCGGGGTTCATTCCAACGAGTACCGGGCTCCATTCGAAGAGATCAAGCTCATCCAGCTGGCGGATGTCCTTCTGCTCTGCATCGAATGATTCCTTCATCACCCTGTACCCAATCGAAAACTCATCGATGATGCCGAATTTAATATCGCTGAACGCTTCACGCCCGCGCTGTGTATCGAGATTGAACTGGCCACGAATCACAAGGCCCTCAGCCGTCTCAACGGCGCTCAGGGTTTTGGCAATCGGTTGCGACCAGTCGTGCGCCCAGACGCCTTTAGGTGTACGCCGCTCAAGGCTTGCCTTGAATGCGCCGGGCATTACCTTCTCGTTGACGTGATCGATATTGCCGAAGACACTGACAAGCGCAGTGATCTCACCAGCATCACCGGGCTCGACATTGGCTGTGAATTGTTTGCGCTCAAGCTCCATTTGAGGATGGAGCCTTATACCATGACAGGTAGTCTTACTTTTTGGTGGTACTCAAACTCAGTCTTCTGCGGATGGGGCGTCGCGGTACTCGAGCTCGCACTGATCGTTGGCGCGACAGGTGCGATCGCCTACCGGCACGAGGCTCCCGATTGGCTGCCATCCCTTGCCTGCCTCCTGAAAGCATTCCTCACAATGATCCGCGCGTGGCTCGAGGAAGCTGCGTTCCTGCTGCATCCCGGCATACTTCTCACGCTGTGCGATTGACTCTGTGTAGCTGATCCAGCCGGATTGCCCGTATTGAGCTGATCGACCTGGCGCTGGATTCTCCTGGCCGGATTCAACACCCAGCAGGAAACGGCTGAGGAAGCCATACTGCTGCACAAGCAACGATCCCAGCTTACCGCGCTGCCTTGCGCCCATCTGCTCCTTGCCGCCAAAGGCAAGCTGAGACATCGCGCTGTGCGTAGCCTTGACGCCTTCGCGCATCCCAATGGCCCAGTCTTCGAAGCTGATTGCTCCGTCTACGTAGGTTTGAGTTAAGTCTTCAAGCGCACCGGCACTCTTCGCAACGATTGAGAGTCCGATCTTGCGCTGTTCGGCAGGTGTGAGCGGTTTGCCGTTAGGTTTGATGTATCTGCGGAGTCTTGGATCCCACTGGTAGTCAGGCACATTGTCACTCGTGCTCGATCGTCACTTTGGGCTTGGCCTTGAGCATCTTGGCTGCTTCATCTTCACCAAGTGCCAGCAGCCACGGTATCGCAGCATCAAGCACTTCATCGTTCCCCGTTTGATTCGGATCGGCAGCCTTGAACTTGAGCACTTTCGCTTGCTCGCCACCGTCAACTACGTCATCACCCATTGGTGGTCCTCCGGCCTGTATTGGTGCATATATCTCATCTTCCGCATCGAACTCGTAGCCCGCAAGCTCACGCACTTCACTACGCTTCAGCCAGCCGCCATTGTAGGCAACCGAGAGCCGAGCATATAGCGCATCCTGATCTTCGCTCAGTGCCCGAATTGCAGACAAATCGAAGCGAAATTGCTTGCGCTCTGTGTCCTCTTCGAAATCACCGAGGAACTGCGTAGTGAGTTCTTCCTCGATGTAACGGTAAAGCGGAACGAGATATGATTCCGTTGCGTATTCTACCAGTTGCCGCGCGTTTGAGTAAGTAGCTTTGTCGAGTCCCGCACCATATCCAAGAACGATCGCCGGGATGCCAATGACTGCACTGAGCCGCTCTTCAGGCAGGCGTCTGAGCTGCGCCAGGTTCAGATCATTCGGGCTGAATCCCACCTTCTCCACATTCACTGCCGCACCGCTCACCCAGGCCTTGCCGCGCTGATCACCCTGCGTCTGTCTGAGGTACTTGTCACGCACATCATTCGGATCGAACTGGAAGGCATTCACATTCTCTTTCAAGCTGATGACCACAGGCGGCACTGCGCCATTCTTCATAAGCAGCGCACTGTAGTCAGCAATTTCATTGTCTGTGTACACTTCGCGCAGCACACTAGCCACCGGGCTGAGCCCCATCCTTGTGTTCATCGGGTCAATGCCATCGCGGAAGTGAATCACATCTTCCTGTTCGAAGTGCTGTGTCGCACCTTCCACTTTGTACTCATAGCCGGTGATGAACTCACTGCCACTGGCCGGCCAGGTGGGGCGCATCATATGCGGTGGCACATACCAGAGCTCTGCGACCTTGCTGCCGCCATTCCGAATCTTCAGGATGTACGGGTTGCCGCTCACAATCCACGAATATGCGAATGCTTTGAGCAGTGTTGTGCCTGAATAGTAGAGATTGGGCCTGCGCCAGAGCTTGGCTGCGGGATGGCCTGGAATGATCTGCTCCATCCCATCGTCATCGAGCTCAACTACATTCAAGGGCGCTTCAGGGAGCACGCGCCCGAGCCAGTTGACTGCTGCCATCACGAGCGATGCATTGCCTATCTCACCCGCCTCAACCGTGTAGTCCACCTTGTTGTAGCCGTAGCCATGCCAGGCATCTGAGAGCACATTCCAGACTGGGAACTGATAGCCAGCACCTGATGTACCACCACCCGAGCCTGGGAACTTGAGCGCATCTTTCAGGCTGGCTAATGCCTGCACAGATCGCCTGATTAGACTGGTTTCCTTATTGCTCATCCTGATACGACCCAGTTGCGCACGCCTACGACTGCACGCCACGCAAGCGCACGCGCAATCACTGTGTCATCATGCAGGCCGGTTGGTGCCTGATAGCTCACGCGCTGCGTATTGCCTGCCACCTTCGATTCAAAGGCATGCAGCTCTGCCGTTGCTGCCGGCACATCCAGCCACCGGCACTCCGCGCGCTCGAAGGCCAATGCAAGCGATTGGATGAGAGGTGGCTTGGATGCGGCCGTAGTGGTGAAGGCAAACACTGGCAGCCCATCACGCTGCAATGCTTCGATATTCGGTGAGCCTATGCTGTTCTCTTCAGCTTCGATATGACTCACACCCCAGCGCCGTGCGAGCGCATCCAATCGCCCACGCTGAAATGCCCATCCAATTTTGTTGAAACGATCAAGGGCTACCTCTTCCCTGCACCCACTGCACAGCACAGAGAGCGCCGTTGAATCATTTTTCTGGCCCCAGTCAACTCCCATTACCATCCTGTGCCCTTGATGCGTTGAGGGCTGCGCCCCGGCCGGCGCTGTTAGATTGGCCACAATGTTTCGAAACACACTGCCCTCACCCTCGAGGAACTCCGCCATAATCTCCTGGCGGTACGCTTCGTCTGAGAGGTCGGTTGTGATGTCCTCGAGCGCTGCCCTGCTCAGATGCGGATTATCGAAGCTCGTGAAGTGCCACGCCTGCCAGCGCCCGGTCGTATCACCCAGCGCCTTCTGATAGAGATTGTGAAACCAGTTCCTTCGCCTGGGTGTTGAGATAAACCACGCATCGCCGTTGTTATCGAGCAACATCGGTGCTCCCACCTTGTCCCACGCATCGGGAGCGAGGAGCGCGCATTCATCGAGCACAAGAAAATCCGCGTGATCCCCTCTCAAGGTATCGGCATCGCTTGCAGTCTTCACCTTGATGCGCCCGCCATTATGGGGAAA